AAGCGAGGGGACACGAAGTCGTTTTGTGCGCTCCTACTGGCAAAGCAGCAAAACGAATACAAGAGGCAACAGGTATCCGCGCTCGGACGATTCATAGACTCCTTGAGTATCCCCATCCAGGTGAAAGAGATGAGAAAACTGGAAAGACTCTTATCTCAACCGATCCAAAGAGAGACAGACCAAATCCCATCGACTTCGACGTAGTACTATGCGACGAATACGCAATGGTAAGTGTAGAAGTTCACCGTAACTTGATAGATGCTATGCCTCACGGCGGTATTATAAGAATGTTTGGTGATGCTAACCAGTTACAACCAATAGAATCCTCCAAGAAATTACAAGCTGAACCTTCCTCATTCTTGAAGATGCTAAAGAAATATAACGGCATCCAACTCACCAACATCCATAGGCAGAAAGCAGATAGCAACATCATTGCTAACGCTAACAGGATTATTGTAGGTGGTATGCCAGTTCGTAAGCCTGACTTTGATATCCAAATGACCGGCGATCCAGTTGAAAAGGTGCAGGAGTTTGTTCAACGTACACTGCTAGAGGGAATAGATTTTGGAACAATAGATAACCAAATGATAACACCAACTAAGGTTGGTTGGGTTGGTACTGAAGCACTAAATGGCTGTATCCAAAACCTATTGCACCCAAGTAGCAAAGAATACACAGAAATTGAACGCCATAAGTGGGTAGATCAAGATTATATCAGAATGTATGAGGGAGATAAGGTTATCTACACGACTAATAACTATCCCTTAGAAGTATTCAATGGTGAAACAGGGGTTATCAAGTCTCTAAACGCCGATGCTAGTATCACTATTGACCTTGGTGATAGAGAACTTGAAGTCCCTGTATCATTGGAGATGGAAGGAAGAGGTGGACACTACTACATAAATCCACAGAAAGATCTCGACCTTGCTTACGTGATAACAACCCATAAGTCTCAAGGCAGTGAATATGATCGTGTCTGTTACATTATGAACTCATCTCGCTCGTGGCTGCTGAATAGAAAGAACTTATATACAGCAGTAACAAGAGCAAAAGACCATGTATATATAATCACAGATCAGAAGTCATTGTCTCGTAGTCTATATAAACAAGGAGATAAATAATGTCAGACAAGACTGATGCCTTACTTGATGACCGTGAGAAAACTCACGGTGATGCAACCAAGACTTTTGCATTAGGAGCAGACTTAGTAACTGTTGTTATTAATTTTTGTGGTAGACCACTCAAACCACACCACTTCGCAGTCCTAAATATCCTACACAAGATAGCTCGTATCATATGTGGCTCTTATCACAAAGATCATTGGGATGATATCGAAGGGTACGCTCGTAAAGGCAGGAAACTACAGAAGCAATTGAAGAGACAGGAGAGAATTAGTGCCAGTGGTAACTGAAGCATGGCTTATGCAGGAGTTTACTAAACGGGCCAAGGCTTGTCAGTTAGAAGTCGATTGTCTTGGCTCTGGTAAACTAGATAGCGAGATCTGTATCATCGGCGAAGCTCCCGGTGAGCGTGAAGCCATGATGAAGATGCCATTAGTAGGAGGCAGCGGCAAGTTACTATGGGATGTACTAAAGCCATTAGATATATCCAGAAAAGATTGTTACGTGACTAACGTTGTTAAGCGTCAGGTATCTCTATCATCTAAGACTGATGCACGTAATCCAGTTAAGAAAGTAGAGATAGAACACTGGGAAGGACTGCTTGATTGGGAGTTAGATCACCTATCCAACCTGAAGTACGTTCTAGTCCTTGGCAACATGGCATTACATGCTCTGATTGGTGCAACAGGCATCACTAACTGGCGTGGATCTATTTATGATTGCAAGGTTGGAAGAGAACGACGGCTAGTCAAAGCAATAATAACTAATAATCCGGCACACGTACTGCGGAATATCCAGATGGAACCATTCTACAAGTTCGATGTAGCTAAACTTAGGAGAGTTATGGATGGAAGATTCAAGCGACACATCGTTAGCGCAACAATTAACCCAACTTTCAACGAGGCTATCGAACATCTCGATAGACTTAGTGAATCTGAACAGCCAATTGCATTTGACATTGAGGTCATGTCTGGCGAAACCGCATGTATCGGATTCGCCAACAACGCTAGAACAGGTATATCAATCAATTTTAGAGATGCTACCTCAAACAGATATAGTGTTACTGAAGAAGGATTGCTCCGTGAAAGAATTGGACGACTATTATCTGATAAAGGATCCAGACTGATAGCACAAAACGGATCGTTTGATTGCGGCTGGCTCTGGTACAAGGATAGAATTCATGTCCCGAAAGTTTGGTTTGACACATTGCTTGCACACCACACTCTTTACCCATCACTACCACATAATCTTGGATTTCTTACAGCGCAGTATACTGATCATCCTTATTACAAGGACGAAGGTAAGTCCTGGCGCGAGGGCGGAGATATTAATCAGTTTTGGGAGTATAACGTCAAAGACTGCTGTATCACTTGGGCTGCACACAAAGGGATCTTACGTGAGTTACAATCCCAGGATATGGAAGACTTCTTCTTCTCCCACGTTATGCGGTTGCAGCCTCACCTTATCCAAATGCAAATTGGTGGGATCAAACTCGACATGGGCCTCAAGTCTTCCATTGTAGAGAAGCTAGGTGTAGAGCTAAAAGATAAGCTAGAAGATATACAAACTCGTGCTAGTGATCTAGCTGGTGAACATTGGCGGTCACTTAATCCTAACTCTCCTAAACAACTGTCCCAATTCTTCTTCGGAGAACTACAACTTGTAGGTCGAGGCAGTAGTACTAACAAGGAGAACAGAGATAGGATGAAGAAGCATCCGCGGACAACCGATGAAGAAGTTAAGTTCATCGAAGCTGTTGATGACTATAAAGAAGACCACAAGTTCTTCTCTACTTATGCTACCCAGAAGCCAGACCCAGATGGTAGGTTTCGTTGTGAATACAAACAGTTCGGAGTACAAGCAGCACCGGGAAGACTAAGTTCAAGCGGGACTTTGTGGGGAAGCGGAGGCAACTTACAGAACCAACCACATGCAGCGTACCCAATGTTCGTATGTGATGAGGGTTATATGTTGTCATACTTTGATCTCAAGCAAGCGGAGGCAAAAGTTGTCGCATACTTATGGAATGTGGAAGGACTCATCGAAAATTTCGAGAGAGCAGAAGTTGAAGAAGGCTTCGACGTTCATAGAGGGAATGCTAGTAGAATATTCAGACTATCATACGATGAAATACCGTCCTCTGATTTCGATGACAATGGCAAACGTTCTCTTAGATACCTTGGAAAGCGGTGCGTACACGGACTTAATTATAGAATGCAAGCTCCCAAACTCGCAACTGTCTGTGGCATTCCAATTAGTCAAGCAGAAGAAGCATTTGCCTCGTATCATAGAGCTTTCCCTGAGATTAACAAAGCTTGGCAGCGTACAATTTCAACTGTTAGAGAAGAGCGTTGCTTATATACACCTCTCGGAAGAAGATTTGTCATACTTGGTAGAATAACAGAGGACAGCTTCGACAGTGTTATCGCATTTGTACCTCAATCAACGATTGGTGATAAAGTCAGTGGTGTTATTTATCTTTGTCACGAAGATGAAGAGTGGCCCGAGGACGCACGTATGCTACTCAATATCCATGACGCCCTCATCGCAATACATAAACCTGCTGACAAAGAAACTGTCCAACGACTTATGAAGAAACATGCAGAAGCTCCTATTACTATTAGGGGCAGACAAATAAGTATTGGTACTGACTTTAAAGAATCAATACCAGATGAGAAGGGAATACATAGATGGTCGACACTGAAAGACGTAAGTTATACATAACAGATGGATCATCAGTTCCAGCAAGAGTTGATGATCCAGCTACTAGTTGGGAAGCAGCACTTTCTATTGATGTTCCAGCCTTAGAGGCACAAGTATTTAAGGCTGTGTTTGATTCAGGAGATCGTGGACTAATAGGAGAAGAGATTAGCCACAAAACAGGCTTGGCAATTCAAACCTGTACCCCAAGAGTTAAGCCCTTATTACGAAAAGGCGCTTTATCTGATACCGGATACGTTAAAAAAGCTACTGAGTCTAATCGACGCCAAAGAGTTGTAGTGGCTACTCAGTTCTTAGAAGCATTCCTGACTAGAATGGCTAGAAAAGAGAATGAATTATAAAAAGTTAGTTCCACCTGACTCATTCATTGGACAATACATGGAGTACATGTCATATGTAGAGACAGCAGAATCATATGATTTTTGGTGTGCG